AATACTAGTGAAACTCTAAATTTATCACTTTCTACTGCCCTTGCAACATGAGGTATTCTTGCGTCAAAGACTACAACTCTACCTGCTCTTGGCCAGTATGATTTAACGATATTCATTTCAGGACTGCCTGAGAAGCCATATGGTGTATTTACTGCCATCGCTCTCATTTCATCTGTAAGATTAGGTGTCCAAAACTCTATCGAACCACCATCATCTGGTGTCCAGTCTGGTGTAAGATAAACGATAACTGTATATTGATCGCCAGTCCAACCGTCAAGATGAATACCACCTGATTGATTTGCATGATGACCATTAAGATAGTGTCTGAGTAATTTTACATTTTCTGGATCTACTTTATCCCATATCTCTTGTACCCAATCTTGTTCAATCTCATAATCAACATCTTTAGTATCACTACCACCTAGATGTATATGTTTGTAACCTGGTGTCTTTGCTTCTTCTTTCATTTGCTCAGATGAATACCAACCATCTTGCCAGTCCATCTTCATAGCAATATCATAATATTTTTTAATATCTTCGTCTGAAAATATACCATCAGACGCCTGTATAATTTTATGATAATCGCCACCTGCCAATGCCATGGCAGGATATGTAAATTTTTTATCTGTTCCAGGTTGTGTTATCTCCATCATGGTGCCTTCAGGTAATTCTTTTGCTTCAACTGTGGTAGGTCTATCTGATTTAACAACACCTGTGCCATCTAAGGCTGTGTCATCACCCTCATTTATTCTATCCATGTCAACTATCTTTGTCATGTTTCTCCTCTGCTTCCTCATAAAGTATCATGGTTATTAAACTGTATATCGCCATGTCCATTAAGGTATCTTTTATGTTTTCACCTTTAAATTTAAACTCACCTTTTTTGATGAAGTTACTTATTCTGGCATATTTATCACCCATACGAACAACAGATCCTTGCCAAGCAGGTATGCCTGACAACTCTGATAATCGAAAGTTAGCAAATATGTCCTCATTGGCACCATAATCATGGCGTTTCTGATCGTGTAGATTTTTAATCACATCTATGATTTCATAAAATCTTTTACTTTGTTTGTTCATATCTTCCATTATATTTTTCCTAATGTTAAAAACTTAACTATTCCTCCATTTGTTTCCCATTGTTTATATTTGTTTTGATGGTCGCAAACCTTTTTTGCCTCATCTTCAAACTCAGATTCAGTAATAATACTACCTGTTGGTCTTTCGATAACAAGCCAACGCACCTTTCTATTTCTCTTACTTAATTTTAATTCATAAGATAATTTGGTATGCTTAGCTCTAGGCTTTCTCTTTGCGACTTTCTTCTTCATCTTACTTTTCTGCAGGTGTTTCTGTTTTGGGCTCATCTATTTCTGCAGCTGCAGGTACATTTTCCTTAATATAGTTACTGTGATGTGCAAGAATTATTTTACAATTTTGCAAATCAGCATTTAAATTTGTAACTTGTTTCTGATAATTGTTTACCTGAATGATAGCGTTTTTTAATTCTGGTGTGAATTTACTTTCATCATACCATTTACCATCTAATTTAATTGCCATTTTTTTCTCCTTTGTTGTTATATTTTAAAATCTGAGAACTGTCCCAGTCTTTTAAATTTTTCGTTAGATGATAGAGTTTCTTGACCACTATCAACTAAATCTGTTTGTGCGTTTTGTTCTACATCATATAAACGCATTTTTGATCTATCGACACCAACAATAAATTTTCTGTTTAGTGTTGGATCATTATATCGATTCTTTAATTGTTTAACCATGATCTGGTTCTTTTCTTCTAGTTCTTCACTACTAATCAAAGCAAACATAAAGTCTGCTGTTGCAGGAAGACCGAAACTTTCTGAGGTATCTTCTAATCCTACATCACTACTTACAAAACCACCTCTTGTTGTTTGAGTGGCAGAAAAAATAGGTAAGTCATTCTCTACTGCAAGACCTCTAAGTTCTTCAGCAATCGCCTTGATATAAGTATAACTATTTACATTTGCGCCAGACTTAAATCTAGATGAGGCACAAATATTTAAATAATCTACAAATACGATATCAGGTTTAAATGATTTCTTTAACGCAAGTTCACTAATTAAATTTTTAAAATGACCTGTATGAGCAGTAGCAGTAGGATATTCTTTGATAATTAATTGACCTGTTGTTTTACTTTGTAATTTATTGATTTTAGTTTCATACATTTGATATGGTAATTCTTCTAGATCACTCATACCTACATTCAATAAGTTTGCGTCTATTCTTTCAGCGATACGCTCTTCAGCCATTTCTAAAGTAATATATAAAACATTTTTACCTTGTAATAATACAGACGAAGCAAGATGTGTCATAAACATAGTTTTACCAACACCAGTACCTGCAAGACAAATATTCAAAGTCTTACTTGGTATACCACCTCTTGTAATTTTATTAAAAAACTCTAGGTCTAATTCTAATCTTTCTTCTTTCTTTTTATAAAAGTCAAATCGTTCTTTTGATTCTTGTAAATAATCATGACCTACTTTCTGGTCAAAAGACACAGATAAAGCGTCAGATAACATCTCTGGTAAATATTCTGGAGTATGTGTTTTATCTTTACCATCAATAATCTGAATGCCACCTAAGATAGCATTATGTATGGCACGATCTTTACAAAACTTTTCAGTTGTCTCAACTAACCAATCTAAGTTTACTGGTTCAGGATTTAATGTAGATAAAACATCTGTAATTTTTTTATATTCATCTTCATTAATATTTTTATTTGTATTGATCTCAATAGATAAAGATTCTTTTGTAGGAAGATTATTATACTTATTTACAAACTTATATATCTCTTGAAATAATATTTTCTCTAGTCTATCAGAAAAATATTCTTCTTTGATAAAAGGTAAAACTTTTCTACAATACTGTTCGTTGTAAATTAAATTTTTAAGTGCTGTTCTTTCTATTCTTTCCATCTTTTAATTCTTCATCTAATAATATTACTAATATATCACCTATATGATTAATAAATTCTTGACTATCTGTATCTGCATTTATATCATTTTCAATAATCGTGTAATCAAAGACCATAGGCAAAGCACCATCTGGTGTCTTTTCTTCTTCTGGTCTAAATCCTACTTTACCATATTTGTAAACTATGCTAGCATATGGACCACTAATCAGTTTAAGTGCTGTAAAGTCCTCTCCAGGTTTCTCTACAAACACATAATCTTCTTTGTGTTTAGGATTACTCGTCTTGTGTAGTGGTGGTATCTTGGGTGTCAATTACATCTCCATACTTAAATTCTTTAGTACAAGCAGCGTCTAACTGTTCTAATATATCTTGTGTAAAATATTTTTCAGGATCATTATTAATCGTTTTACCAAATGCTTTTGAACCATCAGGTAATTCTATTCTTGTTGATACTTGTTTAAATATATTATGTTTTAATGCTAAATCTAATAGACCATAGTATCTATCTAAACCTTTGTCATATGTTAATCTAACATCTACTACTTTGTTTTCTTTTGTTAATCTAGATTTGTAATTTTTACAATGAATAATATTACCTATAACCTCTGTGCCATCTTTTTCTTTTCGTTTTGATAGATAGACGATAGAACTAGCCGCATATTTAAGACCAGAACCACCGCCCATTTCTTTTGTAGGGAACATACTACCGACAACATCATAGGTGTGATTAGTAATAATAAGAGGAACTTTTGCTTTTCCTAATTTTAAAGTTAATACTCTAAAGGCAGCTTTGACTATTTGTGCCCTTGTCATATCTTTAGTTTCTTTACCTGCCTGTGTATCTTCCATTTCTTTAGTTGTTGATAACATACCTAAAGAATCTAACACAAGTAATAAAGGTTTTCTTTCTGATACATCTTGAGCGATATACTTATCTAATACTGTTATCGCTTGATGTCTAAACTCTTGAACAGTAGTAACTGGCATTATAACCATACGACTACTATCGATATCTCTTTCTTCAATAATATCTTTTGTAACTGCTGATTCTGATTCAAAGAATATAACACCACCATCTGGATTTTGATCTAAAAAATTCTTACACATACCTAATACAAAGAAAGTTTTACCTGTTGCACTCTCACCTGCTATTGCAGTAATTTTATTAGATGGTAAACCTTTGTTTATACCACCACCTAATAACGCATTGAATATATAAGAACCTGTATCAATGAAATCTGTTACATCACCAGACGCACCATCAGATACCAAACTAGCATATTCATTACCAGTTTCTTTAATTACATCTTTCAAAAAATCACTCATTATCTTTTACCTCTACTGTCGTTTGAAATATTATACACTATATATAATTGTTTGTCAAGCAAAGAACTCATCTAAAGTTCCTTTTCTTGAATTTTTAAATAAGTCTATACACTCACCTGGTTTACATTCAGGTCCAAAACACCAAACATTTTCTATAAACATTTTGTTCATAAAATCAGCCTTTTCTTTTTCATCTTTAAATAGTGTATCAGACTTTGGTCGTTGCATGATTCTCATGCCAATTTGACCCATAAATTTTTTTGCAAATTTATCAACCAGTTCATCACCAGAACGATATCGTTTACCTTTTATTTTTGGATCCATAATATTTACAAACATAAACTTTGAAACTTGCATAGTCTTTTCTGCAACTGGTAAATAAAAGTCATCACGCCATTTGTCATATTCATTAAACTTATGCCATGATTGATCTTCTTG